CGCGCCCAGATCGACGTGGACGCGAGCAACACCGAAGCTGCCATCGCGGGGACGCTGGAGGAACTCCGCCGGGACGGCTGCTCAACCACACGCGAGGAACTCCTGGCGGTCGATCGCGCACTGGCCAGGCGACTCCGAGAGGTAGAGGCCAAGCGGCTGCTCCTCGGTGACGACAGCGACGGGGCAGCGGTCTACGCCGTGCATGAGCGCGGGTACTGGCCAGACGAGTTGACTCGATTCGCGGACGATGTCCTGCGGCTGCTCGCCCTGCCCTACTCCGACCGTCCCGGTTTCAGACAGGAGTGGGCACCGGATGGCTGAGGTCTACGCGCTCCCCTACATGTGGAACGACGCCGAGCACAAGAACCCGATGTGTGACTGGCTACGGGCCAACAATATCGATCCCAATACGGTTCCGGTGCGCAGCCGGATCACGGTGTCCGACGGGCACATCGCCGTGGAGATGATCAAGCTGGACGCAGCCGGCGGCAAGCACCTCGATGAGGCCACCCGCCGCCTCGCGCTGGAAACGCGGGTCTTCCCGTTGCTGGCGCCCATGCCCGAGAAGCTGCGCGCGGCACTACTGCTCGCCGCAGACCCGGTAGATGCGGGTCCGCCGTGGGCGCGGGCGCTCGCCGCTCAACTCGACGAGATCAATGGTCTACTGACCACGCTGGTCAACCGTTCGGGCGGCCCGCCATGACCGACCCGTTGGGCTGGTTCGTGATCGACGGCCACCAGGTCCCGATCGTGGGCGTGGAGTTGCACGGCGGGAAGGTCCACTTCGTGGGCTCGGTGGACGGCCCGATACCTGCGGCGTCGGGCTGGATCACGGTGGTGGGTCGGGACGGGCAAAGGGCATCTGCCAGGGCGACGAGGTCATCACCTGGGAGCAGGTGCGCCGGGACGAGACGCTGTCCTTGGTGTTCCCGGTGAGCATCGACTGGCTCCACACACCTACTGCGAGGCCGGCGTGAAGCGCGCCGACCTGACCACCGAGCTGGTGATCCGCCGGTTGCTCGCCTACGGGGTCCGGCACATGCCGAAGGGCTGGCGACCTTGACCGATGTCCACTGTGACCGTTGCGGCTGGCCGATCCACGACACCGCGTACGTGTGCAAGGTGTGCTCGGACCACATCGCTCAGGATCTGGCGGACGCGGCACGGCTGGCCGGCGAGGCATGGACGACGATCACCCGTCAAGCGCGCATCGGGGAACCCGGCGGGTCAGGCGAGCACCCGATGCCGTTCTCGTGGGAGGCCGCGGACGCCACCTGGGCCGCCGGGAACACGCTCACGACGTGGCTCCGGCACGCGACCACCGAGCGGGGCCGGGACCTCCTGCCCGTCGGCGAACCGGAGCGCGGACCGCTGTGCCGGGTGGGTCAGTGGTGCCACCACCACACCTGTCAGCGGATCTCCTCGCGGGCACCCGAGCACCTGCTGGCCTTCACGTGTCGACACCTTGCGACCCAGCTCGAATGGCTGCGGTACCGCCGCGAAGCGGCCCAAGCAATGGATGAGATCCACGACGCGGCTAGACTCGTCGTACGGACGGTCGACAATCCCCCGGTGCGCTGGTACGCCGGACCGTGCGGGCACGAGGGATGCGTGGAGGACCTTTACGCCCTGCCCTCGGCGAGCATCGTCCGCTGTCGGGAGTGCGGCACCGAGCACGACGCCGACGAACGACGCAACTGGCTACTGGACCTCGCTGACGACACCCTCGCCCACGCCTCCCTTGTCGCCGCCGCCTTGTCTGCCCTCGGCCACAACGTCACCTCGGCCCAGGTGCGGGGCTACGCGCACCGCGGACGTCTGGTGGCGCATGGGACGGACGACCGCGGCCGCCCGCTGTATCGCGTGGGCGAGGTCCGCGTGCTTGCGATCGATGCGGAGCGGCGTGGGGTAGAGCGGCGCGCCAAGCGAGGCAACTTGACAGATGTCGCGTGATCGCGAACGCTTGATCTGCAGTGGCCAGGAGTCTGTCCGCTGATCGGCGCGACGTGGAGCAGCTCGGTAGCTCGTTGGGCTCATAACCCAGAGGTCGCCGGTTCGAATCCGCTCGTCGCCACCAATAGCGAGGGTGATGGCCATGTCCATCCAGCTGCTCCTCTACATCATCGCCGCGATCTTCCTGGCCCTGGCGACCTTCGGTGTGTCACCTCATCCTCGGGTGTCGTTCGGTTGGGCTGGCCTATGCCTGTGGCTGATCGCCTACGCGTTCGCTGGCTGAAGTCATGGCCCGTCGTCCATGCCTGGACTGTGGCCGTCCCACCAGCAGAACCCGTTGCTCCACCCATGCTCGACTAGCTGAGGCTGCACGCCGAGCCCCGCGGCTGTACACCTCGGCGGAGCGTAGGCGCAGGGCTGAGGCGGTACGTGCCCACGTACAGCGGGTGGGCTGGGTGTGCGCCGGCGGACCAGGTCACCCCCCACATCTGTCCACTGATCTGACCGCCGACCACCTCGTGCCCGTCGCGTTGGGTGGCACCGAGGATGGACCACTCGTCATCCGGTGTCGGCCGTACAACTCGGCGAAGCGCGATCGATGGGCCGGCTGACCCAACATAAGATCACCAATCACCCTGCGGAGTAGCTACCGCGGGTAGGAAGCCCCATGTCTCCAGGCATGGGGCTTCCGCATTCCTGGAGACGGATCAACAATGCCTCGTGTACCTGACGTGCCCTGTCGCGTGTGCGGCGAACTACTGTTCGGCGGACGTGGCTCATTACCACCCGGACGTCGGACGTGTAGAGATTGTCGCGCGCAGGCCGAGCCGCTGCTGCGCGCCTCGCCTGTTGTGGCGTCCTGTCGCCAGTGTGGAACTGCGTTCGACCTGATGGCGGAACGGCCAACGCAGGTGTATTGCTCGGTCGGGTGCCGGAACCGGGCGAAGCGTGAGCGACACAGCCCGCGTCGTCGCCCTGCATCACGCGCATGCGAGATCTGCTCTACGCCATACGCGCCGACCTATCCAAGCCAGCGCACCTGCGGGCGGGAGTGCGGCAGGCTGCTTAGGCAGCAGGTCACGAAGACGATGGCTATCGCGGAACCTAAGGCGAAGTCCGAACCCCGCAGGTTCCAGTGTCAGGTCTGCCAGAAAGAGGTCCAGAGCCTCAACCCCAGACAGAAGCTGTGCGGAGCCCGAGCGTGCACCTCAGCGTCGTCGTTGCAATACATGAATGCGAACTACGGGCGATTCAAAGATCGGGTTCTCGCCGATAGCCATAGGCGCCGAGCCAAGTTCAAGGAGCAGTACGTCGAGGATGTCCGCCTTGACGTGCTGTATGCCAGAGACAAGGCCAAGTGCGGCATATGTGGAAAGAAGGTCCCGCCCGTCGGTTCGCTGCCACGCAAGCGCGACCCGCGGATGGCCAGCATTGACCACGTGGTCCCCCTTGTCGAGGGTGGGCAGCACAGCTATGCCAACACGCGCCTCTCGCACTACAGATGCAACCTGAGCAGAGGACGTAGAGGCGGCGGCGAGCAACTGAGGCTAATCGGGTGAAAAATGCCGCCTTTTTAAAACAGTCAAGATCGCGGACCCAAGACCAGGCGGCTCGCGGGCTGTACGGGTTCCGCGAAATGTCCGTTCCGTTCCACGGTGCCGTCTCAGACTAGAGATACCTCTTTTCGATCTCCATTACGCAGCGTAACGTCCACTGTGGACGTCCACTGTGGACTACGGCGTGTGACTGGTGGTGATCATCGATGCCCGGTCCCGCGCCGAGCCCCAACCCGCGCCGCCGCAACGCCCGGCCCAACACCGTGCAACTACCGGCCCGCGGCTACGACGGTCCCGTCCCCGACTGGCCCCTCTCCCGCTCGGTCAAGGCCGAGAAGGAGGCTTGGGACCAGCTGTGGCGGCTCCCTCAGGCCGCGGCATGGGCCCAACTGAACGTCACCCGCACCGTAGCGCGGTACGTCCGCGCGCTGGTCGTCGCCGAGAACCGGGACACCACCGCCTTCCACCTGTCCGAAGTGCGACAGCTTGAGGACCGCCTCGGCCTGACCCCGATGGCGATGCTGCGGCTGCGCTGGGAGGTCTCCTCCGACGAGTTGGCCGAGGCCCGCACGCCCCAGCGGGAGGAGCGGCCCCGGCTGCGGGCGGTGGAGTAGATGCCGTGGCGCGGGCCGGAAGTCGCCGGGGAGTATCCGACCCTCGGCGATTTGGTGAAGGACTGGATCGAGAAGAACTGCGTCATCCCCGACGGCGTCTACCAGGGTGAGCCTTTCCTGCTCACCGACGAGATGTGGAAGTTCCTGCACCGCTTCTACAGACTTAAACCGAATGCCCGGCGCAACCCGGAGCGGCCGTCGGCGGCGTTCGCGAACCGCGGCGGGCTACTTATGCGCCCGCAGAAGTGGGGTAAGGGCCCGTTCGCTGCGGCGATCTGCCTGGCGGAGGCGTTCGGCCCGGCCCGCTTTGACGGCTGGGATGCTCGCGGCGAGCCGGTGGGCGTGGTCCAGCCAACCCCGTGGGTGCAGATCGTCGCCACCTCCGAGGAGCAGACCGACAACACGTGGCTTGCCCTCTACGAGATGGCCAGCCGCGGTTCGGTCGCCGACCTGCCCGGCGTCGACATCGGGGTGGAGGACATCAACCTCCCCTCCGGCGGGAAGATCGAGCCGCGGTCGTCGTCCGGTCGCGCCAGGCTGGGCGCACGGCTGACCTTCGCGGTCTTCGACGAGACCCACCTGTTCACCGAAAGTAACGGCGGGGTCCTGCTCGCTTCGACGATGAAGCGGAACATCGGCGGCATGTCCGGGCGGTGGCTGGAGACCACCAACGCCTACGACCCGAGCCAGAAGTCGGTGGCCCAGCGCACCCACGAGCACAAGGCGCCCGACGTCGTAATCGACTACCGCCCGCCGCCTCGGCACCCGCAGCAGGACGATGACGAGGACTGCCTGGCCCAGCTCGCCCACGTCTACGGCGACTCGTGGTGGGTGGACCAGGAACGGGTACTCACCGACGCCCGCGACCCCAACGTCTGTGTGACCTGGGCAGACGCACTCCGCTTCTTCTTCAACCTGATTGTCGTAGGCGTGTCCGACGCGGTCGACGCGATCCGCTGGGATGCCGTCGCAGCAGACCGGGACCTCAAGCCCGGCGACATGATCGCCCTCGGGTTCGACGGATCTCGTTCGGCGGACTGCACTTCGCTGGTCGCCTCCCGGATCGCCGACGGCCGCTGGTTCCACCTTCGCACCTGGAATCCCGCCGACTACCCGGACCACAAGGTGCCGCGCCACGAGGTCGACCGGGCCATCCAGGACGCGTTCGCCGCGTATGAGGTCTGGTACTTCTACGGCGACCCGTACCACTGGCAGGAGTACTTCGACATCTGGGCCTCTCGCTGGCCCGGGAAGATCGTCGAGTTTCCGACGAACATCGAGAAGCGGATGGACGATGCGATTGTCCGCTTCCAGGTCGTCTTCTCCGGCGACTTCAGTCACGACGGCGACGACACCCTGCGGGCGCACGCGATGGCCGCCGCCATGGCCAAGGGTCGCAAGCGCGCGCCGCGGCCCGAGGAGGACCCGGCGATCCCGCACTTCTACCTGCGGGTGATCCCGAAGAAAGACAAGGGCCACATCGACGCCCTGGTGGCGGGCCTGCTCGCCGAGGCTGCCCGCGGCCAAGCGATCGAGGAGGGCGCCCTGCCCGCCTACAACGTCCTCGACAGCGTGAGCATCTGAACGGGGGCGGCATGGGTCTACGCGAGTTCGCGGCCAGGATGTTCCGCCCCAGGCAGGTGGAGCAGCGGGACATCACCTCGGTGCCGTGGGATGTCGGCGGCTCCCGGTACACGGTCGTCAACACCGACCAGGCGTTGTCGCTGGTGCCAGTGTTCGCCTCGGTGCGCCTTCTGGCCAGCCAGATCGCATCCCTGCCGTTGCACGCCTACCGCAAGGTCGGCGACACCCGGACCAGGATCGCGACCCCGTCGCTGTTCACCCAGCCGGCG